AATCCAGTTGCCATTTGTCATACTCCTAAGTGATCTTCGGTTAGTATTAAGAAGTTCATCTGCCTGTCTTCACAATATTCTCGCGCAGCAGACCACTTAGTTTGGTTCTTTGCGTATGTCAGTGCAGCATTACGATACGAGGCAGTTCGTTTATTTTTGTCATTCGGTGGTTGTGTTTGTTTCTTGGGTTTTACTTCAATGATATACTTCGTGATCTTACCAGACTTTTCACGAACCTTTATGTAGAAGTCAGGGAAGTATCGTCTCACTTTACCATCAGGTGCTCTGTATGGTATAATAATCTCTTCACTACCCCACTGTAATATACTAGGGTTATTGTCACAGAACACCATGAACTTTCGTTCCCATAGCGACCTATAAACAATGTTTGTCGGGTTGCCACGGTACTTCTGAGGGTTGGTAGGTTTGAAATACCCTGAGTACGCCATAAATATAGTTGTTCCAACATAGCTATTTAGCGTGGCAGAAAAAAACTCTAGTAGTATATCCTCATTCCTTGGGCATATAAGTAAATATGGAGGTGTATCCACTTCTAACAACTTCATTGTGGAAGTTGACTACTTTGATAGTAATGGAGCTTTCGCTGAAAGAGCACAATTAAATGAAGCATTGATGTTCATGTGTGATGAAGCACAACTTCCGAACGTAAACAGTGCTACGGGAACTCAGAATGGTGTTTTGACTGGTATTGGTTCTGTAGATTATCCACACACGAGAATATTTACTGAGATTCAGTTATCGTTTATGCTGGATGCGAATTTATCTTTGTTGAAGTTTTTCAATAACTGGTATAGTCGTATTTTCATGGATCCTATCAAACAATCTGGTCAGAAGTTGTCTCCTTCTAATAGAGCAACTAGACTATCTTATCGCAGTGGTTATGCTACAACTGTGAGGATTACAAAGACTGAACCTGGACCAGAGGATGGAGCACAAAGAAAACCGATTACTTATGTTTTAGAGAATGCATGGCCATACTCTATTGATGCCGTTCCTCTTCAATTTGGTTCATCTCAAATTACTAGGTTAACAGTAAACTTTAAGTACGAGAGACATCAAATTATTCAAAGAGATATTAGAAATGTTGCTAATATGAGTAAAGGTGAGATCGTAACTGTACTACGTGATGATGGGGTAGGACAAGATGAACCAAAAGGTATGAAGAAAGGTGAGGTAAACACATACTTGCGTGATGATGGTTCTGGAACAGATAAACAGAATTTAGTACAGACTGGTCCAGACGGAAACCTTTACACTTGGCCTCCACTAACTCCACCACCACCAGTACCACCATCAGTACCTACAGCAAATTGACTTTTTCAATTCCATAAAAGTGGGAAAATTTTTTCCGCTAATTTTTGGTTCTGAAAGTCGCGATAAATATACATATGAACTGGTCTAAACATTATGGCATTACCACAAGTTGTGCTTCCAACGTATGAGTTGGAAATTCCTTCTAATGGCAAAAAAATCAAATATCGTCCATTTGTTGTAAAAGAAGAAAAACTGCTATTGTTAGCATTAGAGTCAGAGGACGAAAAAGAGATTGAAAAAGCAGTTAGAACACTGTTGAAGAATTGTATCTCTTCCCGTGTGAAACTAGAAGATTTGGCAATGTTTGATTTGGAGTATATTTTCCTCCAGATTCGTGCTGTATCTGTTGGCGATTTAGTTGAAATGGTCGTCACATGTAAAGATGATGAAAAAACTCAAGTCAAATATACTCTTAATTTGTCTGAAGTTAGTGTCACCAAACCAGAAGGACATGATTCTAAAATCATGCTAACAGACGAATTGGGTGTTATCATGAAATATCCTGCCTGGACTGAATTTATCACTGGATCAGTTATGGGTCAATCACCATCAGCTGAGGGTATCATTGATATCATTGCATCTTGCGTTGATCAAATCTTTGATAAAGAGGATGTGTATGATAGTTCTACTACATCAAAGAAAGAATTTGTTCAATTTATTGAAGGTCTTACAAATACTCAATTTGAGAAAATTCAGAAATTTTTTGAGTCTACTCCAAGACTAGAGCACACGTTCACTGTCAAAAATCCTAATACTGGTGAAGATTCCGAATTCACGATTACAGGGTTATCTAGTTTTTTCGGGTAGCCCTCTTTCATAATACGCTAGAGGGGTACTACAAAACCAATTTTGCTTTGATGCATCATCATAAATATAGCTTGACAGAGATTGAAAATATGATGCCTTGGGAGAGACAAGTATATACGACTCTCTTAATGCAGCATTTGGAACAAGTCAAAAAAGCACAAGAGGCAGCTAAAAAGTAATGGCACACGGATATCTATCATATCAAGATAATAGAGGTGAAGGATCCTTTTTGGGTGATGTCGTTAAAGCTGTCAAAAATTATCTAGATAATCGCGAAAAAAAGGAAAAAGTCGCGGATATGGTCGCCGCGAAAGTAATTGAATTAAATGACCAAAAAGCATTACCACAAGGTCAAACACCTTTATTAAAAGGTGGAAATGAAAAGCAGATAGCAGGAACACCACTGCAAAAAATGCTTGGTGGAACTGCATTACAGAGAACTCTTCCTGGAGCAGTAGCAACCCAACCTGATGTAGTAGGTGGACCATTAGCAAAAGCAGGATTTACTGGTAGACCATTAAAACCAGAAGGATTTGCTTCTGATCAAATTGTAGATATTGGTGCGACAAATCTTGGCGTTGAAAGAGATCTTGGCGGATCTGATATGTTCGTCAAAACTCTTAGCGATGTCTCTGGAGATAGTGGTGCAGTAGTACAGGCAATTGATAGACTGACCATGGTTACCATGAGTTTAGTCTCTGCTACGCAAGAACAAACAAATAGTCAGAAGCAGATCGCTGCTGCACAACAACAGCATTCGGACAAGTTAGCAAGAAAATCAATAGCAGCTGCAGAAGAGTCTTCTCTGGAACAAGGTGGAGATCTTTCTGGCAATTCTGCTTACCTTGCGCTTGCAGGGCAGCAAATGATGGGCGGTCGTGGTGGTCCTGGTGGTGGTCCTGGAATGGGCATCGGCGGCAAAGTTCTGGCAAAGAAACTGCTTGGTTCTGCTACTAAGAGAGGTGCTGCTAGAACAGGCACTAGACTAGGTGCTGCCCTTGGTGGTAAAATGTTAGGTGGGTTTGGCAAAAAGATGGGTGCCAGACTAGGTGCAAAGGGAATCGGTAAGATTGCTGGCGGAGCAGTTGCAAAGAGTTTAGGTAAGAAGATTCCACTGGTAGGACTAGGATTAGGTGCTGTTTTTGCTGCTCAGAGAGCAATGAAGGGAGATTTCCTTGGTGCTGGTCTTGAATTAGCATCGGGTGCAGCATCTACTGTTCCTGGTCTTGGCACTGCAGGATCTATTGGTATTGATGCCGCTCTAGCTGCCAGAGACATGACGGCAATGGCAGAAGGTGGTATCACAGATGGACCTGTTAATGCATTGATTGGTGAAGCAGGTAGAGAAGGTGTTTTCCCACTTGAGGGTTCTGAGGGTAAGAAAACATTCATTAAATTTGGTGAAGGAATTTTTGAAGCGCAAAAAAGAAATAAAAAAGATTTTGCTAAACTCCAAGCAGAGGGACTTACCGAATATTATGATAAACGAAATGGGTGGAAAAAGTTTGTTGAAGGTATAGTTGAATTCTTCAAAGAAGTATTTGGTAACGTAAAAGTTTTTGGTAAAAAACTCTTTAATTTTGATAAGGATAAGGATAAGGATAAAGACGATGATAAAGATAAGAAAAATCGCGATCCTGTAGGAACTACGGAGCGTATGCTCCCTGGAAACTATGATTTTGGACATGATTTACCAGCAACAAATACTGTTTCAGGACAAAATTATGGTGCTTCTAGAGATGGCGGAACAAGGAAACATGCTGGAACAGATTTTGACATTAGTGGAGCAGATGAGACATTTTCATCCCAAATTGGTGGTGAGGTAATTTATGCTGGAAACGCTGGTGGTGGATATGGAAACGTAGTTGACATCTATAATGAAAAACTAGGTGTTACTGAAAGAATTGCAGAAGCTGCTGAAATTCTTCCTGGAATCAAAGTTGGAGACAAGATTGAACCTGGAACTCCAGTTGTTAGAGGTGAAAATACAGACCTTGGTGGTGTTATTCACTACGAAATTCGTGAAGGAAGAGCAGATAACAGTGGATCTTTTGAAGGAACTAAAGATCCTATGAAGTTCTTAAAAGAACATACTGCTCATACTGATGGTGTTCCAAAAAATAAACCTCCAACTACTACTGGTAGTTCTACAGATGATTCTACGAGTACGGGTACAGGTAAAGATACAGAACCAGAACCAAAGGGAGATTGGGCAAAAGCAATAACACCATTTGGAGATGATAGTTATATTGATTTTGGTCCTGATAATAAATATCGTGCAATTCAGCAAGGCAATGGATATAGTATTCACAAATTCGGTGGTTTTGGTTTTTTACAAAGAGTTGACACTACAGACGGTAAAAACATTTGGTTGAAAGATGCACTAATGGAAGCTGGCGCAGCAAAATTAGAAGCAGCAAAACCAGACACAAGTGAAACATTGACTAGTTCTTTATCACCAGCAGATGATAGTTCTACTGAATTAAATAATAAATCTACTGAGGTTGCTCTAGCTGATACATCAACAGTAGCAAGCACTACTATCATCAACAACTATAATGGAGGTTCTGGAGATGGATCATCTACTGTAGGAAACCAAGTTGATTTTGCTCCTACTAATGCAGACTTAGGTGGAGATGTATATTCAAACACACGTATTAGAACATTGGTGGGATAATGGAATTTTCTTCTTCAACAGATTTTAGTCTAGAGAGTTTTGTAATAACTCCACATGTTGGAAAAAAGGTTGAGATAAAAAAACTAATTGCTAAAGTTAATTATTCTGAATCAATTACATCACCATTTTTGACTGCTACTGCTCAGGTGGTTGATAGTGCTGGTATTATTAATACTCTTCCTATTAAGGGTGGTGAGATGGTGCAAGTAAAAGTTCTTACTGCTATAAGTGAAGAACCGTTAACGTACAATATGAAAATATGGAATGTAGGGAATCGTTTTGCAGAACAAAAGAAGCAAGTGTATACTCTTGGATTAATTTCTGAAGAAGCGATTATTAATGAAACTGCTCAGGTTACTGTTGGTACAACTGGAAACCCATATTCAATTATTGGTAACTGCATTAAAACTGATTTAAAAAGTAGTAAAGAATTTTTTGGAGAAAATTCTCTATTTGAAGTAAAAATGCTTCCTGGATTAAAAAGACCATTTGATCTTTTCACATCATTATCAGTTAAGAGTGTTTCTCCACAGGCAAGTTATCAGAATTCTAAATCAGGAAATACTAATAAAACGGAGCAAGAAGTTAAGGGAAGTGGTGGATTTTTCTTTTGGGAAACATATAGAGGATATAATTTCTATGCCGTTGATTCATTACTTGCTGATGAGAAAAGTAAATTTAAGTCACCAAAATTAAAGACTCAATCTTGGGGAAGTGCTCCTTATCAAGCATATACCGAGAGATTAGGAAACATTGGTGACGGTGGAGACGATAGGTTTACGATCAAGAGATCTGTTTTTGGATCTGAAATCAACCTTATGGAAACACTTAGAAAAGGAAAACTCTCTTCTAGAGTGGCATTTTTTAATCACTCAACTGGAGAATATTCTGAATATGTCTACAAATTGCACAAAAGTTATGATAACATGTCACACTTAGGTGGACAAGCGATCTTAAGTAAGATACCATTAGGTGATGGTAAAGATTTAGCAGATTACCCATCCAGAAATCTGTCTGTTCTTTTAGATCATGAAACTTGGTTCAATGAACCAGGAATTGCAAATCCAGAAGACGAAAAGGCAGAAGATCCTACTCCATATGCTGATTGGCAGAAATATTTCACTGTCCAGACAATAGCTCGTTATCAATTACTACAAAATCAAAGATGTACTATTGTTATACCAGGAAATGCGCTAATGTGTGCAGGAGATAGAATCAACATTAGACTTGTAACAAAGTTACCAGATGAATTAGCAAAAGACCAACCATACGATCTTGAAACCAGTGGAGAATATCTAATTGGAGAGGTTACTCATTCATATGATCCTACTATGGGGAACAATGGTCAATTTTTAACAACTCTCCGCCTTATGAGAGATTCTTACGGAATGAAAGACAAGGCATCAGCACACAGCACCTAAATAATCACAGGAGGTAATTACCTATGGACAGCATTGAACAGCATATTGAGAAAGATAAGGAAATTCTTCAAAATCCTTTGACTTCTCCACAGCAGCGTCGCCATATTGAAGGCGAACTGCACGATCTAGAAGAGTATGTTGAGCACCACAAGAAAGAGATTGAGGAGGGTGATCACCACGATCCTTCTCCGTTAGAACTGTATTGTGATCAAGAACCTGGAGCTCCTGAATGTAAAGTTCATGATAACTGAGTATGGATGAGGCATTATCGCGTTTGATTCCAACCCAACGCATCGGAAACGATGGTTTTACATGGTGGGTTGGACAAATTGAAGGAACCGCCCAAGATGAAGAAAACAACAAAGGCGGATACCGTTATAAGGTAAGAATTGTCGGTGATCATACCTCTGACCCAGAGGTTTTACCGACAAAAAATTTGCCATGGGCAAACGTGATAATGCCTCTCAATGTTCCTTTTATGCCAGGAAACATTGGTGGAGCTTCTTGTCAATTAATTAGAGGGTGTTGGGTAATTGGTTTCTATCTTGATAACGATAGACAGAAACCAATTATTATGGGATCTATTGGAGTGACTCCTGGAGCTACATCTAATTTAATCACCCCTGGACCAGATAGAAAACCATTTGTAACTGGACCAGAAGCAAAACATCCCCCTGATGCGACAAAAGATGGATTAGAAGGAGCGGATGGAACTCAAAAAACTGGCGGTGGACTTGCTACTGGTAGAAAAAGAGGAGACGGAGAGGAAGATGTTCCTGTTCCTCCTGCACTTGTAGAGAGAGTTTCTAAAGAAAAGTGGTGTCAGGAAGTAGCAGAAAAGTGTAAAGATCCAGACCTAAAGACTCAATTGACTGGCATTTTGGGTGAATTGTTATTTAATATTCAAAATTCTGGTGGAAATATTGGCGATTTCTATGTAAACAAAGTTACTGGTGGATTAAACAGTGTAATCTATGATGCCAGAATAGAAATTAATAAGGCAGTACGTGTTGTCACAGAATTTCTTGCAAAAGTAAAAGGATTCATTAAAAAGAAACTGCAAGAAGGTGTTGATGCATTAGTAAAAGCAATTTTAAGACCAGATGAGTCTGGAAATGCACTAACACCAGTTACCGAATTTTTCAATAATGCTCTAAAAAATCTTGGTTGTGAAATGGCAGACCTTGGTGAGAGATTGATTGAATGGTTAACAAACGTATTGATGAGTTATGTTAATGAGATTTACAGATCTGTTATTTGTCAGGTAGATGAACTTGTAAATGGTATTATCTCTAAGTTCAATCAACTTCTAGAAGAACTCCTTCAAAAAGTTCTTGGTCCTTTACAAGACATCTTGGGTGCTATTGCCGAACCATTGAACATTATTGGTGGTGCTATTAATTTTATTTTAAAACTTCTTGGTATTTCTTGCTCTGGTCCTGACCAGACTTGCAATAAGTATAAGAAAGTTTGTACAGATGGGGAAAAGAAAAAAGACGAAGACGATAAAAATTTCTTAGATAATCTCCTCAGTGATATTGATAATCTGTTTGGTGATACTCCTGCTGACTATACTCAATATGTTTGTGATGAAGCATATACAGGAAAACCACTTACACTCACAACTGTTGGATTTACAGGTGGTATTCCTCTACCATTTGAAGAGAGTGGTAAAAAAGCAGCAATTGTTTATGATGTTAATGACATTGAAGTTACTAGAGGAAAAGTAGCAGTATTTACTGTCACTAGAAGTGGGTATACAGCAGAAGCTTCCTCTGTCACTTATAAAACATTAGATAAAGGAACTGCAACTCCAGATGAAGATTATTTGAAGGTAAATGAAACTGTTCTGGGATTTACCCCTGGTGAAACATCAAAAACCATTGAAATTCAGACTTTATCTACAGAAGATACTGATGACGAAGATTTTTATATTAGTCTGAAAAAGAATACACCGCTTAATGTACCTGCTAGTTTTAAAAAGAATACAGCAAAATGTGATATCAAAGCAATTGTGCCTGATGAACCAAGTGATCCATACATTGGCAAACCAATTAATCCTATAACTGGACTTCCTCCAGTATTTGATGATGAAACTTTCCCACCTGATGAAGATGGTGATGGTATTCCTGATAATGAAGATGATGATATTGGAACTATTATTGATGAAACAGATACAACACAAACTTTTAGTGTAGTTGCTGATAGATCTACATGTCCAGAGGGTGAATTTATTGTATACACTATTGAAACAACAAATGTAGATAGTGGTACTATTTTGTATTACACTTTATCTGGTCCTGGTATTACTAAGGAAGATATCTTTGGTGGTAGTCTTGCAGGATCTTTCATTATCAATGACAATATCGCAAAGGTAACTATTGGTATTGAAGAAGATGACGTTGTTGAAGAAGCGGAACTTCTTACGTTTTCAATAAACGGTCAAGCTGCATCTACTAATGTTTTGATTACTGTAGCTGATGACCAGGATATTGATGATTTTGATGAGGGAGTTGGAGATTCTCCAGAGACTGATATTGATTTAGAATTTCAACAACCATCTATTAATATTGATGATGTAATTACCGATGAAAATGGTGGAATTATTGAAATTCCTGTAGATGACCCAGGTGATCCATATGCAGAACCACCATTTGTCTTTGTTGGTGGTAATGGATTTGGTGCAAATGCAACTGCACTTTTAGATGACGATGGATTCTTAACTGAGATCCGTATTGTTTCTCCTGGATTTGGATACAAAAAGAATCTCGCAGACAATGCTGGAAAGAGATGTATTATTGATTCCTTTACGACGATTAAACCTGGACTTGGATATGTAACTGCTCCAGATATTTACATTAACGGAGAACTTGGTGTAGCGGAGGCAATTATTAACGATGATGGATTTGTTATTGGAGCGAGAATGCTTGACAGAACTAAAGTTTTCAATTCTTTCCCTGAGATTGTAATTGTTGGTGGAGGAGGATATGGTGCTAGACTACTACCATCATTAGTATGTCTAGATACTGATGGTCTGTCTAAACTTGGATCTACCAAGATTGGCACAGGTCGTTACGTTGATTGTCCATAGGGAGTGTAGATTATGTCAGCAGCTAAACAAGGAACTTACGATAAGATTAAGAAAGAAGGTGTTGCTAAACCCACAACTCCTGATGAAACTCAAGAAACCGAACAAATAAAACTTAATCCCTTACTAAAGGGGTATATTACTAGATCAACTATCTACGAAAGACAATTACCAGATAAGATTACTCAGGCATTGTGTGTTGATGGTCCAAAGGATGCGGACAATCATCTTACATTTTCTAGTGATGGTAGTATTACTCTTATGACTGGTAAGAGAGATCCTAATCGTGGAGCTGGTAGTGGAAAACTGAACATTCATGCATATGGTGGACAGCAAAAATATAAGAGTAGAGTAGATCTTCAGTTTAATGAAGGTGATGATTCAAAACCAGAGGGTGATGGACAAGCATTGAATATTGTTTGTTATGGGGACTATGTAGAAAATTCTGTTGGAAGTGAGAGACACATCCGAGCAGAAAAGATTTTGATTACTGCAACATCTGAACTAGTGCTTCAAGGTGGATCAATTAAATTACAGTCTGAAAGTGATATTGAACTAGCTGGAACTGCTATTAACTCAGCACAGATCAATAAAAA